CGCCAAGCGATGGCCTGGATACACTCTAGTGGAGACGAATCGGCGCTCGCGCGCCGTCGCCGTACCAAAAGATGCGTCCAAGGTCCGCGTGGTCTTCGTTGAACCTGCAGCGCAGATGAATCTGCAGCAGGCGATTCGTAGATTTATCGAGCACGAGGTCGAGAGGAGCCCTTTGGCTCGCCGAATACGCTTCGACGATCAGGTATTCCAGCAAAACAGCTTGCGCCTCCGAGGACGATCATCGATCGACTTATCGGACGCGAGTGATTGGCTGGATCGCCGAGTCATCTGGCGGTTCTTTCGGCATCACCCGCATTTGCGGTCAGCATTGTTCTGGTCCCGGAGTCGCGACTGCGACGTAAGAGGCCAGGTCGTGCCTGTGAGATGCTACTCGACCATGGGTAACGCTACCACCTTTACCGTCATGTCCCTATTCCTTGCATGTCTCTTGCGAGACTGCGAGGAGGGCGTGCGGCTCTACACGGGTTACAAAGCCCGCGCAGGTACCGTGTTCGGTGACGATATCGTTTGCGACGACATCGTAGCCGGTACGGTCATGACAGCGCTCCGTGAACTTGGCCTCAAGCCGAGTCCACGAAAGTGCTTCATTGGTACGCGTTTTCGCGAGAGCTGCGGCCTCGATTTACTCGAGGACTAAACCGTAGTTCCCCTCGCTGTGAAGCGAAGGAGAGTCAACTCCTCAGAGGGCTGCATCGCCCGGCTGGCATACTCTAACCAGGCTCACCGCCTGGGGTTGTGGTATCTGGCCGAAGCGCTGATTGCCGACTTACCAGTCGACCAGCTCCCCGTGAACACTACCTCGGACGACACGTGTCTATCCTCTTTTTCAAGAGGCTGGCACGCGCGCCACGCTAGGTGGTTCGCAAAAGAGCAGCGGTTCCTTGGTCCCTTTAAAGGACCTCGGGTCCAGGTAGTCTCATTGGATAATGAGGCTCACCTGAGTTACGCTCTCGTTAACGGGCGCTTGAGGAGCGCGCGAGTTCGGAAGTAATTCCGACTCACCGGGGGGGGACCACCAAA